ACAAATCGCTTTCTCGTTGTACATTCTCTTGATACTGCTGATATGGCATAGAGATAGAAGGAGCTCCACCGGGAAACAAGGGAACATGCCCTGTCCCTTCCGTAAACTCATACGGACTGTATCGGGTACAGTTTTTCACCGAGGATCTTGGATCTTCTGCCAAGGTAGGTCGTTCAATCTCTTTCGGAGGCAAGATATGACGGGTCACCGCCGTAGCATCCCAATGCCATAAGGGACACACCGGTCCTTTTGACGGATCTTGCATATTTCTACGGCTTTCCGTAATATTTAGTTCCGCCATACGATCGATGCTCATTCTAAAAAGGATATAGATAATTCGCAAGGAATTATTCTTGGTATAATTATGAATGACGTTTATTCTTTGATTCGCAAAGCGACTCAAAGAATAAACTCAGATTATAATTATACAAAATATACTTCCTTCGGAAGTATATTTTGTATAATTATGAATGACGAATCTTCAATCGATACTTTCGTATAAACTTGTCTAAGACACGTTGGCATTTGCAACAAGGAGTGCTGTTGCGCAATTGAATTACCCCCTCTTCATCATATTCAATGCGTACAACCACCAAGGTTCGATCATACAAGTCCTCATAATTTATTTCTTTTAAAAGAGCAATTTCAGCATGAAGGGTATAGTCATAATATCCAGATCCGCGACTACGGGATCCGACTCGATTTTGCGAATGGTTTAATACACTTGTATCACCATCCGACAATAGGAAGGATCGATGATCAAAGGTATTCAGACGATCCAAGGAGGGTGGATTCGTGTCCAAGAATGTATGAATGGTTCGCCACCATTTTCCAGACATATCATTTGTAATTATATACATATAATATGGTATAGATCATCTAGATCATTTTTTTCCATGAATCGTATGAATAAAGTCACATACCTTGGCTGTATCATTCGATTTCAAGGTAAAGACAATTTGTTTTGGTGTAATCACTAAAAAAGTGGGAAAGGATCGTACATTGCAATATCCTGCAGTATAATCATTTACAACAGCATCACATCGCCAAAAAGGGAGTTCATATTGGGAAGCAATGCGATCAATGGCAGCTAAATCAAGGGCTTTGCAGGGTCCACACCAAGCTGCTGTAAAATAAACAAGCATAGCACCATCATAGGGACGAACACCGGAAGGGTATGGAGTTCCTTTCACCCAATTCCATCGTTCTTCAAATTGAGCTTGCTCGGTGAGTTCCAACATTCTATAATTGCTGTCGTATAAAATCGTAGAATCCTTTTGCACCACCGGCAAGAAGAAGGGCAGCTAAGGATCCTGCTAAAACGGGACCCATTCCGTTCGCCTCTCGGGTAACAGAAGCAATGCGAGCTCCTCCTGTTTGCGGCGCTGCAGCAGGAGCAGCAGCAGGAGCAGCAGCAGGGGCAGCAGGTTCATTGCCAGATTTCTTGATAATTGATTCATTGGCACCAGGTTCATTGCCAGATTTCTTGATAATTGATTCATTGGCACCAGGTTGATTGGCAACAGGTTGATTGGTAGCAGGTTGATTGGTAGCAGGTTGATTGGTAGCAGGTTGATTGGTAGCAGGTTGATTGGCAACAGGTCCAGCAGAATTATTTGTAGGCATACCAGGTACACTAGATTCTACGGATTGTGCTGCAATAGTTGTAAGTTTTGCTGGATTTGTGACATTTCCTAACATGTCTACTGTACCCTTTCCAATTTGAGTCGCATTTTTATTGATTTGAGTTGCCAGTGTTTGAATGGGTTCTCCAATTCCAAAAATAGGTTGTACTAATTTTACATATATTTCATCAAAGATTGCTTGACCAGGAAGAAATGAAAAAAAGGAGGAGGGGGGTGGAGGAGCACTGGATGGATTCATTGGATCTTGAACTTCAAATAATCGTCTTGCTTGGATTGGATCGAATAAAAAGGAATAGGGAAGGGGAGGAGTAATACCATCTTCCATGACACTCTTTATGGAAAACACAGCATGATACCAATCCCATAACACCCAAAACCATCCAAATAAGAATAAAAAGATATTAAAGCAACTGATTAATTTCACAAGTCCTTGCCCAAATTCTCCTATATAAAATTTATCTGCTCCCAAACATCCAAAAAATGTAAGAATGGTATATATAATATAATCTTTTGGAGCAGCATAGGATTCATTGCCGGTGGAAAAGATTCCACGACCAATCCCTTTCAGCCAGTCAAAGGGAGAATTTAATCCTTCCGTTCGAATACGAGTTCCATCTACTGCAATTTGTAATATATCCCATACATACCATAATCCAAAGGTAAAGAGATTCATAACTAGTTTTGCAATTGCAGTTGGATAGGAACGTAAATAAATATGATCCACTCCAAAAAATCCAAAAAGTATGGATAAAATAATAAAAATAGTATAACTACGATCGGGATGTTTCCATACATATACATCACTCATTAAATGAGAATGATCATACGGATGTTCATTCATTTCATAGACATACTTGTTCATGTCTTCCTACCCTCTTACACGGTAAAGAGAATCCCTCCTAACCCCGCAACAATTCGTAAAATATTATAATTGGTTGCATACACCGTAACACCCGAATCATATTGGGGTATCGATTGATTCATCTCTAATTGCAATACAATTGTATCAATACGACTTGCATTGCAGGTTCCTTGGGGTTGTGATGCTTCCGGGGCTAATGAAAAGGAATACACGTAGATAAAATCATTGGGAATGGCGGTGTGATACTGCCAAGGCTGTACTAAACGGAAATATGCAGCTGATCGTTTTTCAAAGCGATCATAGCCATCTAACTGAAGAAGGGCTGTACTAATAATATCCGTGTTAACAACGGGGTACTCTGTATAAGTACGGGAACCATAGTTAAACCATTCTTTTAAGGCTTGCATACGATCTTGTTGACAGACCCATACAATCTCCTTGAGTGGATGATTGAAATTCAGGGTGACATTGGCATACAGAGAGTTTACAGGAATACTTGTACGACGTTGAATCTGACTTTGTTCAATCAGGTATTCATGTTTACTAGAGGTAAAGCGACGTCGTTCCTCCGTATCCAAATAGATAAAATCTCCCCATAAGATCATATCACTAATGACGGGAGGAGCAGCAGTTCGGAACGAAGGATTTGATTCATAGGCAGTAGAATAGACCATATCATATCCACTCTTTAGCTTAATATAGATACGAATGGGAGTGGATTGAAGAGCAATTAAGGGAAGTGCTAATCCAACATTGTTGCAGAACCAAAAATTGATCGGAACAAAGAGGCGAAGGGGACCATGTTGCGAGGTTTCATCATAGGCTTCTTGGTATCCTGTCATGTAACTAAAGCCTGCTTGTTTGCCTCCACTCGTTCGTAATTTATTCCAAAGATACATCCATTCTCCATATTGACGATCAATCTCTACCTGACCAATCAAGATACTCACGTAATCAATCATAGCATATCCAATCCCATTCACCCAAGAAGTATCGGGAGTGGAGGGAGAAGGGGGAGTACTTCCATCGGGTAAGGGACCATCTGGTGTAATATACGGGAGTTGAATCTCCAACATCAATTGTGTTAATAGATCCCCACTGCGTGGAATCGTTGTCGTCACTAATTTATTAAAGTCTACAGCAGTTTCAAAAACAATTCGTTGTGTTTCCATACTAAAATTGGTATGGCGCTTATAGACTTGTTTAAAAAAGGTGGTTTGAGGGTTTCCCGTCAGATAGATATCTTGGCGACCGGTTGCCACCAATTGTAATAATCCTCCTTGTCGGCTCATACTCTACTTTTACCAAGGTAAATCGCGTTCTACTTTACCTTAGCCCATGTTAGAATGTGCTTCGCTTATATTTGAATTGCTATGCAATTCAAATATAAGTTTACTAATTCTAATTATAGCAGGGAAGATTCCTAAAAGGAATCTTCCCTGCTATAATTAGAATGAGCTTCACTCAAACAAGTCAATTAAATTCCTTATTGCTACGGGGATTGCAATTTAGAACCAACAGTAATGTTCCGATCTCTACCTCCTATGCACTATATGCCGATGGGCGAGGTGGAACCTTTTGGGATCAAGCCTTGAAAGCGAGTGATCTTTCCTCCTACAGTACCAGTGTAGCTGATATTGCAGAAAGTCAATCAACGCTCACCTTTTATACTACAAGTAGTGTTACAGGTATTGAACAGCAAGTAATCGTTTTAGAACAAGATTTTTCGACTCTTGCAGAATCTGTCAGTACTCAAATTGAACAAGCTGTCTTTAGCTTTTCCACCAATCAATTCTTTATTGATCAGCTTAGTAGCATTCAACTAGAACTTGAAACACAAATTAGTAGCATTTATTCTACCTTGAGTAGTTATGATACTACTAATTTTAGTACCTTATCTTCCTACATAGAAACATCTCAAAATCTGACATTTGGATATACTGATTCATCAATTTCTACCGTCTATACACAAAGTGTGAGCACTTCACAAGCTTCTCTGGATGCATTTTCAACATCGATTAATAATGCTGTAATTAGTACGAGTATTGCCTTTGTGTCTACCATTGTGAATCAAAACTCATCCTTAGCCATTTATATTTCAACCGATACGGCAGAAACAGCCTCCACCAATTCTAGTTTTCTGACAAGTATTTCTAGTCTGACAGTGCAGATATCTACCTTACAATATGTTAGTTCTATGATGGATACAACACTTTCAAGTTATATTATTCCCTATGTGACAAGTAGTCTAAGTAGTTATAATGTAAGTACTCAATCCACATTTACACAAGTGTTTGGTAATCTTTGTACAATTAGTACCGTTGCAGTATCTAGTGCGAATATTGCAATTAGTACAGCAAATGGATTTGCAGGACAAATCAATACACTCAGTACTGCAACTGCTCAAAATACATCCAGTCTTATTACTCTTACCTCTAATTTTTCGCTTCTCACTACCAGTTCTTTGATCAGTTCTATTTATTTATCCTTTATAGGTTTGGAAAATTTTTGTTCTAACTTAGTCATAAGTACAAATGCTGGTTTAACAAGTACCTTAAATTCTACGACTGGAGCATATATTTCTACTATTTATTCAACAATTGTAAGTAGTGTTTTAGCACTCGCAGGAGATGCCTTTGGATCTACCATTACAAGTACCTCGGCTGGATTAACTAGTAGCTTTGTAAGTACACTAAGTACCATTTATGATGAGTATACATCTAGTTTGACATCTCAACTGGATTCCAGTATATTTGCCTATGTGAGTACACCTGTTGCAACGGCAATTGAAGACTTTAGTACCATGACCTATGAAGTCATTAGTACCTTCAGTACAACCTATGAAGGATCTTTATCTACCTTTAGTACTATGGGAGCGCAAGAGATTAGTACCTTTAGTACCCAATATGAAATTGCCTTATCTACGTTTAGTACTATGAGCTGGCAAGAGATTAGTACCTTTAGTACCCAATATGAAATTGCATTGGCAAATTTTAGTACATTATCGGAAATAGAATTAAGTACCTTTAGTACCTTATACAATTCAACGGTATATGGAACAAATGTAACCTTTAATAATTTTGTAGCAGGATTGCAAAACTTTGTGAGTAGTTCTGCATTATCCACACTTTATACAGAACAATTGTTTACGTTAAGTGGAGATCAATCCACCGCATTACTGGATTTACCTGCCTTTCGAAACTTTGCTATCTTTGTAAGTGATGTTGTAGATAATTACCCCTATCGCATTACCTATGATCCAACTGCCCTTTATGGCATGGATTGGAAAACAGGAACCATTTTGATTAATGTGTTAAGTACCGGTGGATACAGTTATAATAATGGAAAAATGATCATGGACTTGTATCGATTTGGATTTCCTACCTCCATTTATGATTCCATGTTTCCAACTCTTTCTTCCGCAGATTATACACTGATGTATGATTATCGCATTTACAATTCAACTATTTATACAACCTTGCAGAATGTATTTCCACGATTACGGATCTTAAATGCCTCTGCAAGTGCTGGTATCGTAGGTACATTTACTGCCGATTGGACCAATTATTCTTGGATTCCAATCGGATTAGTCGGCGCACCTCCTTTTTCTCCTCAAATCAATGTGGATTTACTGCAAGGAGGACTCTTACTGGAACGATTTGGACCATATGATATTTCTATCAGTAGTATAATAGAATCTACTGCTGTAACAGGATCCACAGATATAAGCATTTATTTTGCAGGAAACTTTGGAGAAGGTACAGTTGTGAATAATGTTAATTTATAAAGTGAAAAAACCAAGAGATAAACTACTTTCGCTTCCTGCCAGGAGGAGTTGCAGCACGTCTTGCTGCAGCTCGACCTGCTTCAGCAGCGGCTTCTGGTGTTCCTCCAGACTCAAGAACAGCATGAACTGCGACTACAGCAGCCTGACTCATTCGTCTAGCAAGTCTGCGTCCAGCTTCATAACTATTCCAGCTACGACGAGAAATCGTCGCTTTAGGAGGGGAGGACGAGCGTCCGTCGCCACCAGTGGCAGGAGTAAAGGGAACAAGAGCCTGAGACGCACTCGCCTTCGGGGCAGGAGCCTTTGTTGTAGAAACAGCTTCTTTTAGAGCAGCGGCAGCTGCAGCGGCAGCATCGCGAGCTTTCATTTCAGCCATCTCAGCTCTGAGAGCTAGAAGCTCGTCCATCATCTCTTTATGTGATAACTCTGGTAAAGGGGCATCTTCTGCGGAAGAGGGAGAGGAAGAGGAAGAGGAGTTATTTCCGCTAGATGCGGAGGAATTCTTTCCAGATTCAGACATTTTCAAACAGTGATGCGATTGGATAACTTTGTATTATAAAAAATGTTGATTCAATTTTATACGAATCTTGCAATGCAAAATTCGTATAAACTTTTTTTCAAACTTATCAGGTGACTCCTAAACATTCTCACCAAGAGATCCTTCAACCATGATGTCTCGCCACCCAACAACAGGAGCGCCCATCCGTATTCTTCGATCCGATGCCACCCTTTCAAAAAATGCTAATACAATTGTATGGATTCAACCCACCTTTGAACCTTCTTCCCGTTGGTCACGTTGGAATACAATTGTATCAGATCCACGTGCTATATCTGTCCTTCAAGGGCATCCTCCCTCTGTCATCATTATTCGTACAACCGAAGAGGCAATCGAATGGAATTCCTGGTGCACCAAGCATTCCGATTGTGATACCCTTCTCCTTCTTACGGAACAAGCGGATGCCATTTTACACGATTCCCCCTGTATGACTGTACAAATTTCAGAATTAAATCATCTATATCCCTTCCTACAAGGATCCTTTACAAATGAAAGTCCCTGTGAACATCTGATTGCAGCTATTTGTCATATCCTTCGCATGAATCGACTTGTCACATCTGTAGAAATTCCCTATATCGATACATGGAAAGAAGATTGTAAAGGAACCGTTACACAGATTGAATCACATGCTACTGATCGAGTGATTCCTCATACCTGGTGGATCTCTCAATTCTATGAACCCTCTCATCCCAGTCGTGCTCGCGAACTTCGCGAATGCCTTGATCGAAACATTCTTTGTCCCTATATTGATCATATACTCCTTCTTACCGAACAAGAAGGAATCACTCTTCCATCTTCTGAAAAACTTATTGTGCATCCCTTTGGAAAACGCGCCACCTATGCAAATACCTTTCAAATTGCAATGGATCGTATACCCAAAGGAATGCATGCCATTCTAATCTTTTCCAATTCTGATATTTGGTTTGATACAACCTTACGATCTCTTTGGTCCATCAATCTACAAGAAAAAATATGTCTTTCCCTTCTTCGATGGGAAGGAAGCAGTATTTTTGGACCGCGCCCTGATTCTCAAGATACATGGATTCTGGGACGGGATACCCTTGATATAAATCTCACTCCCTTTGAATTTCATTATGGAGTTCCTGGATGTGATAATATTGTCAGCCTTGAATTATTGAAACAAAAATACTTAATTGTAAATCCAGCCTACACCATTAAAACCTATCATAACCATGCTTCCTCCATTCGATCCTATCATCCTCGTGATGATATTTTATATAATCCTGTCTATCTTTATATTCATCCAACTGCCATTCAATCCTTTGCAACAACCTCTTCCTTTGGATCCTCGATTTCATCTTGGAATCCCTCCATATCTACATTTTCACGAACTGTATATCCCATTCGAACCACAACCCTTTCCTTAGCTGCCTATACCCCTCCTACACCGTCAGCATTGTATCATCCTTGTCGTAAAGGAGGACTCTTTGTAAGTCCTCAAGGGCTTTTATATGATTTTCAAATGTTATGGGTCAATGACTATGTAAAAGAATTATGGAGCCGATCTAGCCTTCATACATTGAGTCCTGCTCTTTCGGTTCCTTCAATAATTGCTCTTGCAGGATCGGATTCGGATCCATCCCGCTGGATGGTCTATACCTTTCCCACCATTCTTCGCATTCAACAACTAGATCCAACAGCTCAGTTTATTATGCCTCCTGTTTTTTCACTTCCAAACGGTATTCGTGCACAACCAGATGTTCAATACTGGTCGCCATCTGTATGGACGCTTCCTGCACGGCTTCCCCCTCCTACCCAAGAAGATATTGCTCTTCTCCGATCATACTTTAAACGAGATACTTCATCCTCCAAAAGTCCTTCGATTGTATTTCTTGTAGATGACAACCTCCTTTCCTTATATCATGCAGAACAAATGGCAAAGATGCACTGTGTACATACAATAAATTGTGAAACAACCACTCGTTGGAATATTCGCTATATTCATGCAACAGATTCCTTTGAAACAATTCAAACTGCTATGGCAGAAGCGGATTGGGTTGTAAGTGAATCAAAGCATCCAGCTCTTCCTTGGATTTGGAGGATGAATCCTGGTGGAATTGTATTAGAATTTCAAACAGAACATTCCCTTTCAGAAGAAATTCCTCATCTTGCTGGTGCTGCCTCTCTTAAATACATATTAGGAGTGCAACGCTTTCGAGAACCCATTGAAGATCGACGACAGCAAGCATTACTCGATCTTGGGATTGCTATACAGAAATATGGAATGGCATCTCGGTTGAAAGAACTTGCCTCTGTCATCAATCTTCCTGTGATTACCCTTCCCACTGGTATGAGTGGAATTCATGCCCATAGTGGAGATTCCTTTCGTGCTATGATTCAGTTATGGAAGGACCGTGGATACTGTCAGATTGAAGCTACAGAAACTCCCTTCTGCTGGTGGGGTGGGGTTGGGGAAATCTTATTGTACGATCGAGATACGATGAAATGGATGGACATGGAAGCCCCTTCCTATAAACTTGCCTTAGTGGGGAATCCATCTCCTACAAATAATCTGCGTCAATCCAAATGGTCGTACTGGCCTCGATATCCTGCATTGGTTGAAACTGTACGACCATGTTCCTGGAAGGATCGAAGTATTACCTCTATATTTCTTGGTCGCATTGAAAATGGTGTCCAAAAGAAACATCGTGAAACAGCGGATTGGAAGTCTGTGATTGAATTATTTGAATGCCCCATTGATTCGACTGGCGGTCCGTACAAGTATAGTCCCTCTATATATTTGGATCAACTATGTAAAGCAAAGTTTGGACTCTGTTTGGCAGGATTTGGACAAAAGTGTCATCGTGAAATTGAATATTATGCGTGTGGAACAGTTCCCATTGCCACTCCTGAATGTGATATGACAGGATATCTAACTCCACCTGTGGAAGGAGTACATTATTTCCGTGTGAAGACTCCCGAGGATGTGCGTCGAATTATTGCAACTACATCGCGTGCAACCTGGGACCGCATGTCCCATGCCGGTCGCACCTGGTGGCATGAGAACGCCTCTGCCGAAGGATTGTTTCGCCTTACAGTCAATCGTATACGTGACTGTTTACCATATGCAGGAATTGGATTACCAAAATAGGAGGATGAAACATACCCGTAAAAAAACGTATAAATCCTTGAATGCATTAAGCGTTCAAGAAGCTATACGAATTGCCACAGACGGGCGAGGCATTCATCCTGCAAAAGGACATCCGTTCTTTGTGGTCAAGTATGGACCGCCAGGAAGTGGAAAGAGCAGTGCACGTGTCTACCAAGAAATTAAAAAGTTAGGACCGCCGATCACCTCCTACGTAGATGTGAACCAAGATACCCTTGTAGAATCTATGGATGAATATAAACATAATCATACTCAGTATAATCGATTGCGATATCAAAAAAATAAAAAAGGATTAAGTTTGTATAAAAAGAGTGCAATTGTCTTGAAAAAAGCGGTACAAGCGCGTGCCAATATTATCATTGAAATTACGGGTGGGAATGAGGGAGATCCTTTGGGATGGATTCATACACTCATCAAAGGAACTCCGTATAAACTAATTGTGATCATGCCAACAGTTCCACTAGAAACCATTCTAAAACGATTAGAAACGCGCAATCGTAAACGAAATGTAGAAGAGGTGAAAAAAGAATATGAATGGTCTCTTAAAAATTTTGATACATATATTAAACCCCATCAGAACTATATTTTAGTAGACAATGTTTAAAAAATTGATACACATTGTATATAATAGAATGTCTATTACATATAATTTTGAACCATGTCTCTCACAAAGGAGGATATTCAACGTATTATTGATACCGCCCTTGGTAAACCTGTAGGATTATCTCCTGCAGGACCAATCGGATATTCTACATATTCCTCCCCTACAGGATTCCCACCAATGGGATATTCTCCTTATATGCATCCCTATATGGGTCATGCAATGATGCCATCCTTTTCATTCCCTCCAAAGGAGGCTGTAATGATGCCATCCAATTTCTTACAGGAGAATTCCTATGTGGCTCCTTCTATACTAGCACCCCTCCCCCCCCCCCCCCCCCCCCCCCTCAGTGATCAAAACCTCA